TGCTGCCGCTTGTCGTTGTTGCGCCACGCGGCAGTCATTTTCTTTACCTCGACGACAAGCCTGCTCCAATACTCCGCCGAGTCGATACTCAGTTCGATAGACGGTATTTTGTGCGATAACTCAATCATCGTATTCAGCAATTTACACGATACGATTACCTCCTGTTGACAGTCTAAACGCCGTTGGCGTTCGTGAGCGTCGCTTAAATTACACTCATTCGCCCGTACCAAATTTTCGTATATATCAATGGCAAGATTTTCGATTCTTGCCCCGATAGAAAATCTGTACTTTTTCGGGAATCTGTTTGTGTTTGCGGTCAATGTGCAAGTATGCTCCATAAGGTCTTTAGCCTTAGTGATGACCGACATTTCTTTGGGCAAACGCTCATTATACTTTAACATTGCAAGCACCTCTCCGCGCCGTCAAGCGTGCCGCTCGTAAGCGTTATGCCGCTCACGGATAAACTTTTGAACATTGCTACCGCGCCCGTTCCCGTCAGAGTTCTCAAACTCATTTGCAGGTCTGCGACGTCAAAAACGCTTGCGCCGCTTTCGTTTGCCATATCAATGAGCGCGTTCATCGTTCCAAGCAGTTTACGCGGTTCCGATATATCCTTAAGCGCGATTCTATCCATACGCAACCTCCTTAATTTGCCAAGATAATATAGTTGACGGTTACGCCGTCTGCGGCGGCTCCGTTATTCCTACATAAAATCGTACAGGTGTTTCCCGATATGTTTACAGCGGCAGTAAAAGCCGTCTTATCGGGCGTCGCCGTTGCCGTAAAAATAGCGTTTACAGACGCGGCAGTAATCTCTACACCTTTCGATTCTCCCGCGGCGACATTCGTCAATTCCGCCGCCCCGACAAGCAGTTTCAGCCCGTTGCCGAGTTCGATTATGCCGTTGCCGTTATCAATCGCGTTTACCGCCATATTTGCCGAAAAATACGCTTTACCGCAACGGACGACGCACTCTCCGACGTACTTATAATCGGAATACAGCACAATTTCCCCATTCGGTTTAACGAAATACAGATTTGCGTTCGCGTAGTATTCGCCGTCGTGATAGATACGCAAATCGACCAAAACGGACAAATCGGTTCCCATACCGTGCATTTCGGGCGTTATCGTTATGTAATACAGCCCGTCATCGTCGGCAACTGCAGTCCACGAACTCGCAACGATATTGAACTTGTAACTCGGTATATCGGTTATGGACGGCGCGGTATATATCGCCGCAACGTACCACCCGTCTATTTCCGAACTTTCGGGAGCCGCCCAATAATAGTAGGTGTACACCTCGCCCTTATTCGGCATAGCCGAATCAATGACCTGCACCGCGTCCGTATTGTCGGGCGTCGCTCTGCCCGTAGCCGAAAAGACCGCTGCGTTTAACGCGTTTATAAGGCTTTCTGACAGTTCGGCAGGGTTCGCGTTCTCTATCCTGCCCCTGATTTTGCGCGGCACTACACCGAGTTGCAATGAATCAATATCCTCGTTTATAGAATCAATCATACCGAGAATATCGGTGTCCTGCCCTTGCATATTACCGATAGTCTTTTCAATGTTCGTAAGTCTGTTATCCTGCGTTCCCTGTTCCGACCTATACACGCCGATAGCGACTGTTTCCGCTTTTGTGTAACTGTCCTCTTTCGTTCTGAACAGATTATCGGCGGCTATTTTCGTATATCGCTCGTTTATTTTATCAAGCAATACGGAGCCGCTCTGAGCCTGTAAAGCCGCCGCAATATCATTCAGGCAAGTTTGTAAGGCGGCAGGCGTTTTGACGTTCTGCGTAGCGGCAGTAAGCCCATACGCCTCGACAACCAACTTTGCCGCCAAATCGCAACTGTATATATCGTCGATGAGGTCGGCAAGTTTCTTTCCTGCGCCGTACTTTTCGGGCAAGCCGACCTCAGCCGCGCCGTCCGCGCTTTTCAGTAGCGTTTTATACTCCGTCAGCCGCTCGTTTGCATTGCTTATTTTTTGCGCAATGCTGTTCAAAATCACCTGCAGAGATTTCAGTTTGTCATCTGCGGGCGTTTCATACGCGAGAACATACGCCGCAAGTTTACCGTTCAAACAAGCATTGCATAGGTCTTGCAGACTGTAAGAAAAACCCTCTATTTTTTCGCTTTCGGGGTCAAGACCCGACAAATCGAGTTTAACGTAACTTGCCGCGTCGTCGCCGCTCAGCGCGTCCTGAATCACGTTGATTTTCTCGGCAATAAATTTGCCGATTTGGTCGAACCACAATTTTAACGCCGTGGACGACATACCGCCTGCGCCATAGGGCGATACGACGTTCGGCTTATCCGCAAGCGCAACGACGCCCTTTGCTTTCAGTTCGGCGGGCGTGATATTTACAAATCGTTTTAATGACATATAGCCCTCCTTAATTTTTCAGTCGTCCTACTACCTGATAGCGGAACGAAATATAGTACAGCGCAAAAGGTTTCATATACTCATCGGAATAAATGTAGTATTGCTTTTCAACCCATTGCTTTTCTTTTTCTTTGACCGCAAACAAACTCTGTTCCGTCGTATTAAATGTAAAGTCCGTAAAGTCCATATCCTCAAAAGAGAAAAGACTGTTATTGATTCGGGCGATTTGCGTGTACGGCTTTTTATTCGTCCGCACCTTGATTTTTGCGGACGAACTGCGGAACGATTTAGTCTTTATCACGGTCGATTTTTTTACCGTGTTTTTCGTCAAATGCGGTATGCCGCAGCAGTCCATTTTCGTCGCACAACCGCTGTAAATCGTTCTATTATCGAACGTGTACCAACGCGGCTCGATTTCGCCCTCGGAGTTTCTTTTATCGAAATTGAACGAGCATACAACGCCGTTTTTTGTGCCGAAATAGATATTGTCGAACATATCGCGTATCGTCGTTGCCTTTTGAAATACGCCGCCGATATATTCTCCCTTACCCTCGCACAAATACGCCTCATAACATACCAAATCGCCCGAAAAAATATCGTAGACCTCGTGTACCGTATAATAAACGCCGACCGTATATTCCAACCCGTCAATTTCTACCGCAACGCCCTCTGTAAACACTCGCGCCGTTTCCTTTCCGTAGTCATCGGGCGGGTTTACTATCTGCCCTGTAAGGTTCAGCGTTTCGTGAGTATTCATAAAGTACACGTTTTCGGCAAGCATAATCGGAATTTCGATAATATGGTCGTCGTTACCGCAAGTACACTCGTTTTTGCTCTTTTTGCATTTCGTACAGTATTTGACCGTTTTGCCTTGTAGTTCCTCGGCTATTTGCGTCGCGTACTTGTATTCGGGATATTGCCCTTTATACACGCCGACGTTCTCGATATAATACCACTCGTACTGATTGACGCCTATTGCGTGCGTATAACGCTGTCGGCTGTCCGCCATAAAAATGCACCCGTCCACAAGTACCAAAAGATACCCGTTCCATTCCGCAACCACGGCAGAACTTAAGTCCATATTGACGATTTTCGCGTCTATAAGGCTTGAACGGTGTTCGTTCGCCCTCTCGTACCGCACAGACAGTTGCCCGACCGCCTCTACTCCGAGCCGCGATATAAATATCGGGTCGTCCAAAAAATTGATACAAGCACCCAAACAACCTATGCCGCTTAACCCCTGCGAGGACGGATAAATTACAGGCTGTATCGGGTCATTCGTCTGCGTAGGTGTATGAAAATAAGTTGACCCGTCCTGTTGCGTATCGTCTTTCAAAACCATAAGCGTATCGGCAACGGTAATCATTCCCGTAATGGGCGCGATTCCCACGCCGTCCTGCATATAGTTCAAAATGCCGAAATACGAGGGGTCTACATAGCCCGTAGAATTTCTCGCGGCGTAAAATATGTGATTCGGATAATTCGGGTTCCCCGACAGAAAAACCCTATTATCGTAAATTGTTGCAATAGTACAATCGGTTATAAGCCTTGATATTTCCGCACATTCATCGGTAACGCCCGATACACTCGTAAATACTTTTTTAGCCACAACCTCGATTCCCGCGTACATTTCGGGATAAAAGACGTTTTCGCTTTCTGTCGCTCCCGCAATCTGCACGACGCGCTCAGGCTTTTCGGGCGCAACGATAAATTTAATACTGCCGTTAGCAAGATTTACGGTAAAATCGGTTCCTTGTACTTTTGCCTGCCCGTAGACCTTTACCGATACAATCTCATCGAGAGCATTTTCATTGAGAAAAAACTCCGTCGTCGTGCCGTCAGCGATAAACGTATGCCTGAACTTAGACTGCAGAATGTTTCGCTGCTCGTGTTGCTTACCTATATCGGCGTTTTCGCCGCTCGTAATAATATTGATATAAGTAAGCGGGATATAAGCGTTATCCAATACGCTTTTTACGCTCACGCCGTCATATACCAAATAATTCTTGCCGTCAATGATATACAGCCTGTTATTGAATATAAACGACGTACTTTTTCGGGGGTTCATATTATCAAAAAGCGCGTCTGCCGCGGTTAAAATGCCCTCTTTATAAGACAGCAAAAGTCTATCGCCCGCAACCAAATCGCTGCTTGCATAAGACAGTTCCCGCGTAGCCGCGTCATAGTTCATCAAAAAAGTTAAGTCCTCGCCGTTTGTCCGCGCTAACGCGGTAACGGTAACGACATTCTCAGGTAAAATCTGCTTAAATGTTTTCGTTCCGTTTACAACGGAATCAGGTTCGGGTACTACAATCGTTTCACTTAGAACAATATTTGCGGTATTCGGGTAATTTTTCCACAAATACAGTTTGCTCCCCGAATGAATAAGAACTTTGGTAACGATTTTATCGCCGTCTTTATGCGAAAAATTGAATATACCGAAAACCTCGCTTTCCTCAGGCAATACGACGCGCTTTCTGAACCCTGCAATCGTTTCAAGTGCCTGCCCCTGCGAGGACTGATAATCTCTGAACATATTTACAGCGTAAGCGAGGCGGTGTTCGTCAACCTGCGTATGGTCGCTCGAAAAATCAACGCCTCTGAAATCGCCGTAATATCTGTTGTATGTTTCCCTCGCTTGGAGGAAATTTGTTCTCGTTGCCATTGCGCTTACCACCCGTTTGAACTCTTGATAATAACAGGGCTTGTATCTTTCCCCTTACGTTCAATCTCGGCGGCGCGTTCGCTATACAAATATTTGTAGTATTCCGATTTTTGCGGCTCGTCGTCTATCCATACATAAGCCGCAATAAGCACAGGCAGCAGGGCGCAGAGTTCCACGTCCAAATCAATCTCGGTCTTATCGTCCATTTCGCCGTTATTGACAATCGGCGCAGGACGCCTTTTATATAAAACCTTGAAAACACCGCTCTGATTATACGGGAGCAATATTACACTATTGCCCTCTACGCCGTACCCCTGATTGATAATCGCGTTGCCCTCTGCCTCTTTGATAGGCGGACAGCACAACGCAAGAAAATCGTCCGTAAGTTTACTTATATCGTAGCGCGTAAACGGTTCATAAGCGGGTATATCCGCCTCGTCCTCGCTATACAGTTTGTCGTACATTGCGACGTTCTTTACCGAATACACAAACTCGCCCGAAAAACGCAGTCTAACCAAATCGCTTACAAAACTGTCCGCCTCTTTGATAAACCCCCGATACGCGACAAATTTGCGCGTAGACGCAAGCGATACCGTACCTATAGCAGCCCACCCGTCAGGCGTGTGCTTTTCGATATAAACGATACCGTTTCCGTCCGCCTCAAAATAATATGATTTTGCGGCGTGTGCGGAGTATTGCAGTTCCTCATCTTTTTCGACGGGAGAAAATGCGGAATCGGACAATAGATTTTTCAGCGGCTTGTGATTTATCAAATAGTAACTTATTGCAGGTCGAACCTCGTTGACCTGCAATAAAGCCCTATTTGCTGCGTAATAAAACCTGTCATCATCTTCTAAGGAAACCTCAAAACCGAGTTGAGCAACCTGTTTATAAAGTTCTGCAACGGTCATAATCAGCCTCCTTGTTAAATGATTTATAGCGACGTTGCCGCGGAAATCGCGTCTTTGCTGTTGACGGCAAGCAGGATATGTTTCCAAGTATTGAACCCGACACCGAAACGGCAGTAACCGTTCCAAAAGTAGTTGCGGGTGTGCTTGTCAATATCGCTCGTAATGTCAAGCGGAACGCGGTTATAGAACATATTGCCGAGCAGGTTCTTGTTGGCGTCGCCCGACATAACCATAAACCTGTCGTCGTCCGCCTCCCAACCGTTCAGCACAACGATATTCCAATTCCCGTACTGAGTATTTATATCGTTGTTTGCGCTGCCCACGGTGCGCTCGGAGCCGACAACCTTTTTGACGAGCGTTTCGAGTTTCGGACGATTGCAGGGAATGATGAGAGTGTCCGCGACATACTCCATAACGTCGCCGTTTTCGTCCTTGAAATTGCGCACCTTATTCGAGAGAACGCCGAGCGCGTCCTCAAGCGTGCTTGCGCTGCCCGTGAGTTCGCCGTAGTAGTAGTTGCTCTGCGTCTTGCCTTTCATTTTGTCCGTCGAATACGGGTGCGCCTTATGGAACAGAGCGAGTTCGTCGGCGCAAGTCAAATCAACCTTTGCCTTGTTGAACGTCATCTCTTTCGCCGTGCCGTTGATGAGAGCCTGCGCCGCGATTTTGATACGCGTCTTGTAGTAGGCGCGAACGAACTTTTTGGGCTTGTTTTTCATATCCGCGCCCATACCGAACTTTGCGTCGTCCGCCATTTTGCGGGTAATGGTAAACTCTTTCGCAAATTCGATATGCTCTATCGTTTTCTTGAACGTAGGCTCGACGCTATCGTTCTCCGCGCCCTGTCCTTCCTGTTTGCTTTGGAACGTATCGAAATCGGACTCGCCCATAATCGTTTCGGCGTAGCGGCTCGATTTTTCGACGTTGAAAAGAAAATCGAGTATGCTTTTCTGCTTTTCACAGATATTCGATTCGTTCTCGATGAGTGCCTTTATCGGGTGTTCAAACTTACCGAACATAGGGTCGTTTTTGCCCGACATTGCGCTGTAGATAAAATTCGACATATTGTCTGTCCTCCCTGTTAAATAATTCTGACGACGATAATATCTCCCGCCGCCGACGCACCGTTCAGACTTTCTACGGTTACGACGCCGCTCGTGGTGGTCGCCGTTACCTGCAAGCCGTCCGTATGCAGAGTTACTTTACTGCCCGCCGTAAGCCCCGTAGGAGCCGCCGTAACAGGCACCTCGTAAAGTTGATTGTCCTCGACCCTTGCCGCCGCAAGAGTGCGTTTCGTTGCGTCTGCCGCAACGCTGCCCATAGCGATATGCGTAGGTTTTACCGTTGCACCGCATTTCGTGAACTTACCCGACGCCAAAACGAGAGCCTCGCCGTATTCGACCGCCTCGTCGTCCGTTACGTCGTGGTAAACGGGTTCGGGTACGTTCATTCTGCCATTCTCAATTTTAATGAGTTTGAACATAGAAATTCTCCTTTTTATTTTTGATATGATTGTCTGTACAGAGCGACAATTTCCTTATCGCTCAGATTCGGGAACAAATCGCGCCATTCGCTCAACTGCTTATTACTCATCGTAATCGAGTTGTCTTTGGAGCCTTTCGGCACCGCCGAGCGTAAATGCCCCTTTGTTTCGTTGAGCAACTGCTGTTTTACGGACTTAGCCACGCTTGCCCGCACGCCGTCAGGGTTTGCCGCGGCGTATGCCTGTTTAGGCGTCAAGCCTTTATCGCGGAGTTCCGCAAATACGCCGAAATTGCTTATTTCGGTAATCGCTTTCAGCCCTTTTGTTTCGGGATAGAACCCCTGCACCTCTGCGAGGTCGGCAGCCATTTTTTTCTTAAATTCGGTTTCGCGCAAGAGGCGCAACGCCTCCTCGCTTTCCGCGCTTTCGGCTTTCTTTTTGCGGTATTCCTCTAACGGAATATCGTCAGCCTCTGCCGCCAACTCCTCAAGCCCTTTTTGCACGTCGCTCGTTTCTTTCGCGCCCAACTTTTTCAACGTATCTCTGCCCTGCGCTTTTAAGGCTTTTAACTCGTTTTCGAGTTCTGCGATACGCTTATCTTTTGTATCGTCCGTAGACTCCTCAGGCTCTGCGTCCGATTCTCCGTCGCCTTTATCGGCGTCATCGGAACCGTCGCCCTGCTCGTCGTCGGGGTTTTCGTCGTTATCGTCCGCGGCGTCCTCGTCGCTCTCAACGTCCTCGTCGTCCGTTACGTCGGGAATGATAATGTTACCCTCGTCGTCATACTCGAACTCGTCATCGGAATCGTCAACCGTTTCGTTCTCGTCATCGACAACGGTTTCCTCGATTTCCTCGTCGGGTTTCTTGATTTCGTCCTGCATAATCGTTTGTCCTCCTATAAAATTCGATTATTTCTTTTTGCCGTTTCTCAGGTCGTTGCCCTTGACTACGGTCGCCTTAGGCTGTTCCTGCACGCTCTTGGGAGCCTTGATAATGCCGCCTTTATTGGTCGCATATCTGTTACCCGAACCCTGTTTCATAGTCGCAGTCCTCCTTTTTAGATTTTTAATAAAAATAGCCACTAACCGTATCTTACGGTCAATGGCTCTATCTCTCGGAATATGGCACAAATATTATTCAGTTTTTACCGTCCATAGTCTGCCGCACTTTTTACACCTAAACGTCAGACCTTGAACTTTACTGTCCTTTTGTAAGCCTACACGCGGTACTTTTTCATTGCAGTTCGGACAAACGATTTTGGTAATTTCAGATTGCACAGTCGGAGTAATATTAAGCATACTCTACCTCCTGCATAATATAATAGCATACATTTTACCGCGTTTAGTCGCAATTTATTTAGCCGCGTAGAGCGATTTAGTAACGATTCTGCCGTTTTTAACCTCAACCCCGCACATTTGCGCGAGTTGCGCTTTTTCCGCCTGTGTAGCCTTATTTAGGCTCAGAATATACGATATTACCATACGCTTTGCCCTGTCTGCCGTAAGCCGTTTATACTCGCCGTCGCCTATTTTATATCCCTGCATAAAGAGAATCAATAATCGTTGAGCGTCAGTAAAATTCAGCCCCAAAAGATACTGTATTACCTTTTTCTTTTTGGAACCCTGAACGGTCGCGCCGTTTTTATCTTTATCGGACGTTATATCGGATATTCCCGCAAGCGCGATTGAGAGCGATTCGATACCCATAAACTTTGACAAGAGCAAAAGTTTATTGTTCGATGATACGCCGAGTGTTTCCGCTAAAGCCTTATCGTAATACGCGTCGTACACCTGTTTTATCGCTTTTGCTTGTTTATTGGCAGACAGTTTTGCAAATGACTTGTTTTGCACCATACGTTCAATATAGCCGTTCGCCTTTCCGTAAACTCTCTTGAATTTCTCACGCTGTTTCGCTGTAAGTTCGATTTTCTCGCCGTTATACGTTACGGAATCGCCTATGCTGCGCGGTAACACCTCATACTCCTGCTCGTACAATTCGATGAGTTTTTTTCTCGCGCCCGCACTAAGGTTCCCCGCCTTATCCTCATCAAGCATAAGGCTCATAATCGTATCGGCAAGTTCCGTATCGCCGTTCGCTAACGCCGCTTTTATATCCTTGCTGTACTGCGCATTATAAAACATAGAATTGTACTTGTACGCCGTCGCAGGGCTAAAACGCTTGATAACGCCGCTAATCGTGTTATTGATATTCCTTATCGGCAAGCCCGTAATCTGTCCGATTGCATAAAGCGAGTTTCTGAGCGGTTTCATATAATCGGACGTTTCCAACGATTCGCCGCCCGCCGCCTTTGTCGCAACCTCAAACAAATCTTTCGTCGTAGACAAAATGCTGTTTATGCTGTCATACGCAAAATTGCTAAACTCGTAATCGTTTGCGAAATAGTTGTATATATCTTTTACGACGGGGAACATTCCTATTGTCGTGCTTGCAAAATCAGTAAAGAAATCTTGTACAAAACTTATCTCGTTGCCGTCCTTATCCTTGCGGTCTTTGGCATATAGCCACTTAAAGAACTGCGCAACCATTGTGTACATAAGGTTTGCAACTGTTATCGAGGCAAGCGTTTTACCGAGGCGTTTTTTCGCCTTTTTATATCTGCTCTGAATATCGGCATTTGTATCGCCCGATTTTATCATTTGCCGCAGAGTTTTGTATTCCCCGACTGATTCGACGAGGCGCGAGAGTTGTTTGAGCGGCACCGACGTAAACATTGTAAAACTGCGTACAATATCGCTATCGGAACGCATAAGCGCGGAACGCTCCGTGTTTGTGTAGTTCGGCTGCGTAAGTCTGATAACCTCCTCTAACAGCACGCCTGCGGCTTGCATATTCTCCACGGTTCCTATCTTATGCCCGTCGTTGCGTTCAATCTGCACCTGACACGCGTTCCAAATCTTACCGATTGCGGCTCTGTCCGTCCATTGTATAGGCTTAGTGAAAATATCGCCTACCTTACCGACCTTATCAATCACACCCTCCGCTCTTACGACGCCTTTTTCGTAGTTACGGACGCGGGCATAATCACAGTATTTATCCATTGCGGCATAATCGGTTTTCATAACCGCGCCCTTTACCATAGAGCGAAAATCAAGTTCGATTCCCGCTGTCGGATATGACGTCAACTGCGATACTATGACTTTCAAATTTGCGCCGAGTTGATATTTCGCGTATGCGCCGCGCAGTTTCTCAATCACGGAACTACTCGTCGCCTTGCCTTGAATATCGGCAAATAACTTGCTTAAATAAGCGTCCGCACCGCCCCATACCTGCTCATTGAGCGTGTTTCTGATACTCTGAACGTGCGTCTTGTCGCCTATGTTCTTTGCGTAAATTTGACTGAAATTTTTGAGCGGAACGGTCAAATGAGCATAGGTCGAGAGTTGTTTCGCGTGCCGTGTGATGACGCTCCAAATTTCGGGAACAAATATCTTGTTTTTCGCGCC